GGCCGTTATTGTTTAGAGACAAATCGAAGTCATTTCCTATCCTCAAGCAACCGTGGAGAGTCGGTTTTCCCAATAGACTTAGGGAGAGTAGCTGTGGGGTTTATCCTAACCTAACGAATAGGTGTAGCGGGACAAACGAACACCGCTCGCAGTCAAAGTCATCGTATTCGGAAAAAGCAATGTAAATGCTTGTCCGGCGTACGTGACATTCAACCGATACAGCATATCAGTTCGTCCTGTATAATTTGCAGAAATTAGCGTGTAAGCACAGTCAGCCGTCACCGTTGGGGCGGCTCCAGTTGTACTCGCAGCACCGAGATTTAACAGAAATTCTCCCGTAGTGTCGAACACAATCGACCGTCCGGTGACATGAACCCAGGGACGCCCGGCAATCGTCGGATTCGTTCCCAAATAATAGTCGAAGGACGGGAGTGTTCCACTCGAGATGTTGGTGCCTGTGTCAAGAGAGCGGGCAATCTCTGGCTTGAAGAGTGAAACATCATATGATGCCCACAATTCGCCTAGAGCCTGCCCCGCCGTTCCTGGCAAACCGGCTGTGGCAATTTGAAACTTTCCTAGATCTGCCCAACGTGCGTCTTGTGAGACCGTCGTACTTGAATTTTCATTTCGGATGTACAACAGTCGAGATGCACGCTCACCGGGTGCACACTCAATCGTGTGTATCTGTGAACAGGAAGGTTTCGCCGACACGGAATACTGAGCATTTTCCATGTGGACCTTGTCGGAGAATTTTGGTTCAAGCACGTCGTAATTGGTCGCCAATATAACAGCCCCCATTGGGCCACCAGTGGCAACTTCAGATGTCATCGTCTTGAACTCAAAAATGAGACCGTTGAATTTGTACTGCTGATATTGCTGCGCCAGGTTCGACAACCACGGGAAAGTGGTAGTAGAACCAGGGTTAATAACATAGTCAGTACAATTGAAAGCGAAAGGAGTGCTCGGGACAACAATGTCCCCGATATACTCGCGGTGCCTAACACGTGTTTCATTTCCAAGAACTCCAAATTCTGGCACAGCCTCACCTGGCATGATAGCCTTGCCTCTATTTGAAATTGTATTCTCCTGAACAGTATAATCACCAAAACCAAGAATCTTTGCAATCTTGTTCCCGAGTGCTTGTCCTGCGGTCTTGCCAACTTTAGCCCCAAGGGGACCACTGACGGCACCGCCAAACGCCAACCCGGTCGTTCCGCCGACACGTGCAAAGGTTCCCTTTGGAACCACCTGCTGCATGACTGGGACGATCTTATCCGTGTAAAATCCCCCTTGTCCTCGCACGCGTGCAATACGTTCTCGCTTCTTAAGCGCCATTTCGAAATACTCTTGTTTGAATAAATTTTGTAGCGCCCCCACCACTAACATAGGAGAGGTCGTGACTCCTCTGGTCAGTAAATGACCTGTTGCCTTTATAGGACTACTGATAGATCAGTAGTCCTTTTCGCACAGAGTGTCGAAGACAGGGTCTTCGACGTAAGCCGGAAGGGTAGTCACACGATGCAAAAGATTTTCCACTCTCTTCACATCTTCCGGCGTCAATCCATATCTCCTATAGATTGCCAATAAAGCCGCCCGTCTTTCAATTCTGACATGCGACATAACCGGTTTCCATGACTCCTGTAAACTCCCGATGGGTTTTGGAGAACTCAACCCATTTCTCTGCAGAGCCTCACAGAATGGCCCCAGGATTGGATAAGAAGGGTCCAAAGTGCCGTACGATGATGCGAGTGCATTTGCACACATTCGAACGGCATCTTCGGGAGAGCGCTTAAGACTCTTTCCCCTTCTAGTGAACTTCGTAATTTCTACAGGATCTTTTAGCACTTTCCCCAGCTTCAACACCGCTGAAGGTAACGGAACCCACTCAACTCCACATTCGCCAGAAATCCACCAACCTTTGAGGAAAGTGATACCGTCAAGCGTGGAAGCAGATGCAAATTTGACCTTGAACCCAAGTTCCTGTCCGGCTCCAACCGGATCTAGAACCTTGCGTTCGTTGAATGTTTTCACTGTCCAGAAAAAGAAACCAAGCGTGCTCAACGAGTTAAAAGTCGTAGTCGTCGTGATGCCAGTCGGCATTTGGACACCCGCTTCACCCTTTGCCGACAACCTCTTCTTACGGATTGTATACGGCGCAGCACAACAATGGTAAGCCATCATGATGAATTCTTCGGGAAAACCCATCCACTCAAGGACAGGCCTCATAAAATACTTCATCGGCCCGTCGTCCTGTGTGTGATCAAATTGAGATTGATCGGCTTCCCCAAAAAGGTCACCTTCAATTCCCATCGTGCCCCAAGAGACGACTGAGTCATCCCCCGACATTGCAAACACAGTATGGCCTGCTGCCATTGCTCTTCCAATTTCTGACAGTTGCTCTTGATTGTAGCCTGACGCAAAAAAGATTCTGACAGGATGTCCGAAGACGTCAATTGTCTTTCCGTCGAACAATTGATGCAATTCCTGTGCAAACTCCCTAGCGTAGCCACCCATCATCCCGTGGACGAGCGGAGGGAGGTTCTGAATCGCGCGTGGTTTCATAGAAACGACATTCCCGACTTCTTTTAAAGTCGTTAACGTTTCATTCCACTTCAAATTGATCGTCTTTCCTCCAAACGAGATCAATCCGCGTTCAGCGTCCTCCAACGCCTTTCCAATACGAATTCCCTTCTTGCCCATCAACGTGACATTTTCTTCACGCGTGATCATTGAGGTTCTATACTGCGAAATTGTAACGCAGAAAACCTGAGCAAGATACCCCCAATTTGCATAACGCTGTACCGTTGATACGGGATTTTCAGCAAAGGGATCGTTATGCAATCTGTGCAACACAGCCACCAACAGATTTTTCTCATTGTTGGCTGGTTGGTGTAAGAGTCTATGGGTGATCAGGACCGGATAGGTGCAATTAAGCCCTCCGTCCTCAAGCAGTTGGAATGCTTCTTCAATTCCAACTCTCATACCATCCACCTTCACACTGATCTCTCCTCTAAAGTGTTCAGGAACTTCGGTGATCTTAGAAGTGTAACTAGGGAGTGCCGTTCCTGTGGGGATGGAACACACAACTGAACCCACATGATCAATGAGCTCACCGTTCGTATACGCTTCTTCGAAAACACGAAATCTAGATTCATCAAATTGCGTCGAGGTGTTCACAGCAAAGTGAACAGCCGCAGCGACGCAACGACCCGGAACACTTAGTCTCAGAGTGTTCAACAAAAGATGCAGGCCAATCTTTTGCAGGGGGATTTTTCCTGTTCTGTGCCACGAGCGCGCAACTTCGTAGGCACCTACCAAAACGCCGGATGTTGGTATTGCATAGTCCAACACCTCTTCCAGTACAAAGGACGTTTTGGGATGAGATGGAATGACAGATCCATGTTCGATGAATTTCCGACCAGCGAGGTCAAAGGCAATCTTGGTGGCGCCAAGCACCGAACCAAGCACCCCGATCGTCTTCTTGCTAGGATGTAAAATCGCAATCGTGCCTGCCACTCCCGTGGCTACTGCTCCAACTGCGACAACACTCGCTTTTGCAAAGAAGATCTTCGCCGTTTCTTCATCTCTCAAAGAACATGTCGCCTGTCTAGCGACGGTGAGTAAATCCTCACTTCTTTGATGCGCTCGTCTCATGTTATGCAATTTCTCACTATTCTCCTCTCTACCGTAATACAGCAAGGCATCGCAAGTACCATCAACGAGTTCAGCATAGAAATATGGAAATCTCTATCTTAATGCGACCATTTCCCTATCTTTCGACATGGATGTATTAGTCGCATTTTGAGCAGCATCTCCTGCCATTCCTGAGGCTAGGCGACGACGGAACATCGCCCCATGGGCCAAGACGGTTGGGAAGTGAGCGAGTACATTGGTAGTGCGTTCCTTTGCTCGAACTGGCACTCCAAGGATCTTGCTAATCTTAACCTCTCGGATTGGCAAATGAACAACTTTTGCCTTGAAATCCGGTGCAATACTAGCGACCTCCTGCACTCCCTCTCCAACATACGAAAGGCGAACTACATGATAAGGCCCAATCTGCGTCACGGGTGAAATATCAATCCCATAAACGTGTCGTTGGTCCAACCAAGTAGGCTCTGGGTGTGGTGGATACTCTTCTGTGTAAGCGTCTGGACTGGAATGAACCAATCCATCACGCTTATAGAAAACTTGCTCCGCCTGACAACCTTCGAAATCGTCAGCACCTGCCTGTCCTCTAAACTTTCTTCCAATCCAATATCCGCTTTTCTTCTTCGTTTTCAAAAGCATCTCTTTCGCGAAATCTGGACTGAACATCTGTTCACAGGAATCACCACACTGATAAATGTCCACAAACAACGCCACGTCGAAATCTGACTCGACGGGCATCGGTTCTCGGACAAATATACCTCTCGCACTGTCACCGGCAATCTTGGTGTCTGGCGCCGCAATTATTTCCATCTCAAACTTTTCATTACTCTTGCCTCCCCCTTTCACCGGAAGCACGAAGTTAGAAGTTCTGGGATTGAACTCTTGCGTTCTCTTTGCACCATAGACATCCAAAACCTTCAATCTATTCCCGTTTTCAGCCTCCAATGCTGCCCTTCTCAGAACTTCACTAGTTGCAGCAGCTCGGCAAATTGCCGAAACGGGATGATTGTTAGCCAGTTTCTTGACCTTCTTTGCCTTTATTCCGTGGGCAACCGCCCATTGATAGGCGGGCTCTTGGCACTCAGGCACAAGGATCGAACGCGCTCCGAGCCAGCCAGCCAAATTGGCCACCGACTGTTTAGGTTCGTTCTCTTGCATGTCATGTTTTTCCCGGACATGATCCGTTTCCCGCTTCGGAGTTGATCCTTTGCGGTCGACACCCCCTTTCCGTGAGGGCGGACTGGAACACTTCTTTCGCATTCCACTTACGGAGACAGTCTTTGCCTGGGGAGCCTTGCTCTGAACGATCGGACATTCAACCTCCCCGATCAAGATCGGTGGAGGGACGTCGAAGAGCGATTCAACTTCGCGCTTCACACTGACACCACGGCGCTTGGTGCGCTTACGCAAGTTCTTGCGTTGGGTCTTCGTCATCGTTTTCGTAACAGGTTCCATGTTGACAGTTTCCA